TTTTTTCTGTTGTTCTTTTTCACCAATTTTTTTACATTCATCACTACATCTTTTAGCGTTCCAAATAATTGTTTCAAATTCTGTTCCACATACATCACATTTCTTTATTACCATATTACATCACCTATTAACAATCTTATAGTAATGCTATCATAAAAAAAAAGAGGAACCAACTCTCATAAATTAGTGTCCCGGTGAAATCTATGTCAAGTCTCTCACTTTTTAGTGTCCCCCCAATGTTTAGTCGTAATCATATATTAGGTTTACGGTGAGTTTTATTCGTAATCATATATTAGTGTCCCCCTGAATAACCGGGGACATATCTCTTACATTATATAGGTCTGGTTATAAACGGTCGTGTTTCTATCTTTTAGTGATACCTAAAAATTTGAACCCTACTACCCTTCTAGTCATAGTTAGTATGGCATAGAAAGTCTTGCGTTAAATCTATAGAAGTTAAATAAAAAAGGTCCCCTATAGTAATATGCTTCATCTCATAAGTTAGTGTCCCCCGGACACTCTTGTTACTAATCATAGTACTCATACTTATGTAGATAACTATCTGCATATGTTGCTTTCTTTAACTTTTTTATCTTTTCCATCTCTTTGTCCCAATCTATATCTTCTTTATCTTTGATACTTCCTGGTACATAGTTAGTTGTAGCTGACTTTTTACTATAACCATAAACTCCCTCCTCAATTACGGGGTCAACTCAAATGTCGACACTTAATTTATAACAATTGGTGTATTAAAAAAGCCGAAATGTCTCGGCTTAATATATATAATCTAAATTACCATTAGAAAGTGGTAATCTACTTTTTCCTTTATTCCCTTTAATTTTAAACCTTCTTTTAAATAATATTCTCTTATATTCCTTTTCACACTCTTCGGAACATGAAAAAACATATCCTCTATTTCTACCTAAATTTTTACCTTCAACATCATAATCAAACTCTTTGCCACATATATCACATTTTACAATTCTCACCATATAATCACCTCAATCTTCTAACCAAGCATCTATATCTACTATATTATACATATCTTCTTCTTCATATTCTTGGTAATGCCTTTCAGCTTCTGCTATTTTTTGAAATACTCTTTTAATTCTTCTATATTCATTTCTATCTAATTCTTTTTCAACTTTTCCACATTCTTTACAATATACACTCCCATTTTTTAATTTACTGATATCCTTATGGCATATTATACATTCTTTTTTAGCAAAACTACCTCTTTTATTTCTCACACTTTTATTCTGTCGACATTTTTTACTGCAATATTTTGCATCACTTCTTTTGGCCTCAAACTTTTCTCCACAAACTTCACAAATCTTATTCATTATCCCAACTCCATTCACCATATTCTAATCCTTCAAATTCATTTACAATTTCACATCCATTATTACAATCCCATTTACTTAATTTAAAATCACTAAAGCGTTCAATTTCAAAAGATGCAAGATATTCTTTTTCGGTTGGAGTTTCTTTGAGATATCTTTTATATCGTGCTCTTACATCGTCTTGTCCTTCGCGACAAGTTAATGCAATTAATTCACGTCCATAATCAATACCATCAACTTCTATATCTTCAGGTGTTAATCTTATCAATTCTTTTTTATCCTCTTCATCTAGGAAACGGTAACGCCTGTTAAATCTCCTAACAGCTTGCGCTTGTAAATCAATTACTGCATCACTTCTACCATCTTGAGGACGGAAATTTATTTTATTACCTTTGTCATCAAATCTTCTAATATCTTTTTTATTAAATTCTGCGTCATTTAATTTTCTTATTTTTTCATATCTTCCATCTGGATCTATATTAACCATTTATATCACATCCCATTTTGAATTAAAAATTTTACAACCAATTTTAATAAAATCAATTCCTACAATGCAATAATCAAAGGTGCCGTTTTTTCGTTGGTACATTGATACTGTTCCTTTGAATCGAATGCTTTCTCCAGGTTTTTGGCATGAAACAATCTTTTCAAGAATTGGATTTGCTTCATCATTAAGCCATACATGGTCAACTACGTTTTCATCATTTTGTGCATGGACATCTGTGATACACATGGTTTTTTTGGAAGGTTTGTAGGTTTTATCAATAACACCTTCAAAGTATGTTTTCTTACCGACGTATTGGTTTAATTCTTTTCTATACATATTTATCACGTACTTAAATTTTATTTACACTTACATATAATTATGTAATCAAAATATAAATACTTTACGGTAAGACATACTATTTTAGAATTAAATAATACTTTACTTGAAGAACCAACACACTAAAAAAAATATTGGTCGATTAAAAAACACCCCTTTACGATTATTCGTAAAGGGGTTAAAAATTTATATATATAAGTGGGTGGTTATATTCCCTAATCCTCCCAAAGCCCGAACCACTCTTTTTTTTGTTTTTTATTGTCCTAATTATGAAATATTGATGCTTCCAGGACTTTTAAATGTGCCCTGATAAAATGTATCCATAAAGCTTGTTCGATAAGTACTGATTTCGATTTGTTCTTCTTCTGGTTTTCTTGGATTCTTTGTTGTTCTTGTTATTCTACATTGTATTGTATCTGTTCTTCCAGGAATACGAACATATATTACATCTCCTACATTGTAGAGTGTACCAGATTCACCGGATAACTTTTCAAGGTCAATTGTTGAACAGTTAATTGTAATTTCTGGCTGTATATGATTTCTTATTGCTTTTACACAATCCCAGTATATATTTGTTGCATTAGTTTCAATTGTTTCAGTTAAAAACAATCTTGGAGTAGAACCATCCGTACCATCTTTATATTGTATATCTCGATAAGATGCTGTTAAATCACCAGTAACATCTGTATAAATATAATTGCTTCCAGCTAATTTAGTATATGGAGCTGTTGCGTTTGGTCCTTCAACAAGATTTCCATTACTATCTGTTTGATACCATAACTTTATTGTAGATCCTTTTGTTATTGCTAGATTTTCCCATGCAAGTCTATGCACATGAAATTCATCAGTTTCATTTGATGGTTTTCCGATTGGTGCACATCCAATTCTTACATTTGTTTCATCAATTTCTAATTCTATTCCTTTTGCATTGTAACCAATTTCGATTGGAGTAGTATGTGTTTTTCCTATTGTAGTACTGTAATCAATATATCTGTTTATACGATTGTTTGTTGAGTCATATTCATATCTGAAAAAGAATTCGCCACCAGTTTTGTTTTGTATTTCATTGAGTATTGCAAGTGAGCTTAAAGCACCACTGTATTCTGTTGGTGTTACTGTTCCGGGTCCTGTTAATGTTCCGGTGTCAAATTGATTTCCAAAATATGTTGAAATAAATGTACTGTCTACTATCCAACTAAAATTATCACTACGAAATACTTGATTTTCACCTAATTCACATGCTACTTCAACAGCATTTATTGTTACGGTGTTTGTATCAAAATCATAACTTTTAGGGCCTCGTATAACATAAAGACAACTATCACCATCAGTGGTTTCTTCTCGCCATAACTTATTTCCTGCAATTAATACACTGTCATATTTTGTTAAATCATTATCATTTTTATCTAAAAGTTTATGAGTAATTTTGATAGTTCGCAGCTTATATAATTCATTGGTTTCTTCAATTTCAATAAAAGATGGATCTAAAAAAAGTTTAAGGTTTTCATTTTCATCTAATACAGCGACTGTTAATGTTGCCTCAAACATTTAATATCCCTCATAATAAGTTATTGATTGAACTGTTGCACCTGTAGCGCTTACATTGTAATCAGAGATAAAATTAAACCATATACTGTTTATTGTGACGTATTCTGTTAAATCATTGTCATTTTCATCTGTTACTGTTCGGTTTTCACAATCAAATGATACAAGGGTATTTCCTGTTACTGTTGTGTTTAATGTGATGCTTTGTCCACTGATGCTATCTGTTAAAACTATTGATGGGCTTCCATCTGCTACAACATCAACAATTGGTCTTACACTTATAGCACCTTCATTTGTTCCAATATAACCAGTTATTTTAGGATTTACACTTCTTGCAACACCATCAGGTACAATGAATTTTGCTTTAAGTTGATATAATGGTTGATCTTTTGTTACTTCAATTTCACCATCTAATATTGCAAGATATCTTTTTGTTGTATCATGATCAAATATTAATTCTTGTTCTGTTGGCATTCCTAAACTGTTACGTGGATTTGTAAGCCATCGTCCAATATTATTAAGTACCATTGATGCATCTTCAATGTCATAATTTACAATGAACATTTCTAGATCAAATTCTTTTGCTCGTATATCTTGGCTTAAAATTAATTGTCCATCTGATCTTGACATTGACAAAAGATTTAATTCATTATTTACACCAACCCCAGCATTATCATCATCAAGTATTAACTGATAATTTTTAGAGTGCACACCATTCCATGTGAAACCATTTGTACCATTGGTTACATCATCCATCCAATATGAATTAAGAACTAGATTGTTAAAGGTTATTGTTTTACTGATTTGACTTGTATTATTCCATATGATATTAAAATCAATTGTATGATCTTCAATGTTTAGGTCTGTTAAATCCCATAAATCTGCGGTGTTACCAAGTGTAACTAAACCATTCTGTGAAATATATGTACTTTTGGTTTCTGTTATATAATCTTCATCTGTTACAGCATAAATAGTAACAGCAGATGAATTTGTTCCTATTGAATTAAAAGAAATTTGCATTCCTGTAATAAATGGGTTTGTGCCACCAATAATGGTTTGTGTTGGGAAACTAAATGTGTAACGTGCACTTGATTCTCCTGCATTTAATGTTAAATCTGTTGAACTTGTATCATCAAGCATTGCATCAGGATTAGTTAAAAGATTTGTAGATTCACTATAATTAAAGTTTAATCCTTCATTTATACATAAACCAGCCCATCTTGATATGTCGGTTGTTGAAACACTTTGATAGTTTCCATAGGTTCTAATTGTAATTGGATTCGCATCATCATAAACAAAAGTACAATAAATCTTTTCATATTGTCCTTCAGTAACAATTCTTTGTCCATAATAAGTTGAACCATTAATTATAACCAATCTATTATTTTTAATACCATCATATGGAGCAGTAATAGCAGAATCATCAACTTTACAATATTTTATAACAGTATAAATTTGACCATCCTTTAAATTGTTTAAAGTTGTTGTAAAAGTTGTTAAAGCTTCATCATTATAGTTTATTGTATCACTATCAGATGCACTAATAACACATGATTTACTAACTGATGTACTATCAAATTCAAGTGTTACGGTTTGTGAAGCTGTTGCCGCTGTATTAGGTGTAACAATTAAATTAAGATATGCTGTTTGATTATCTTCTGGTAATATAACATTCCAAACACCAGTACTATCATTATATGTACCATTTTCACAATAGTAATCAACAAATGTAAACTGTGAAGGTAATGGAGCATTAACAATTAAGTTATTTCCAGGATCAGCACTATTTGTACATGTTAATGTTATAGTATAGCTTATTCGTGTGTTTTGTAACGCTTTTGTGTGTAAATCGCTTGTAAGAGTATATACTGGTATTGTATGATCAATAAATTCGAGAAGAGGCACACCATCAGCAGTGAACATTTGTCCGGGAACAATAGGAGAACCATCACTTAATGTAATAAGATCTATCGACACACGTCCGTCTGGGGTGTATAATACCATGATTAATCTCCTATTATTTTATATAATCGTATTGATCCATAGAATGTTCCAGCATTAGCAGAAAACACAAAACTTGTCAGGTTGGTTGTTGTTGATTGGTTACAATAGATTCTTGCAGCTTCTGTTGAACCATCACTTATACCACGAACAAAACTACCACTAGCCATCCAATTTATACCATCACTTGATTTAAATTCTAAATTAAATGATTTAGCAGCAGCAGATTTACCACTTGCAAGATTCACAACATACAATGCAGTATCAACAAAATCAGATGTTGTTGCACTATTGTTTATTGTTGTTGTTATTGGGGTAAAAGTTACATTATGAGGTTTAATTTCTAATCCATGTGTACTAGCATGTGTTGAAAGATTTAATTCTAATTCTAAAACATAATGCTTATCTTTTGAACCGTTTAAACCAGAAATAGTTAATGATGATACTGCACTATCACTTGCAATATCTGTTTTATATACCAATTCCCTGTTTTGGTATCCTTTTTGTATTGGATCTTTAATCATTTAACCACCAACGCAGCATATCCTAATCCGGTGGTTCCTCCAGATACATTTTTAACAGTATAATAATAGTCACGTGAAGCAATTAATTCTCTTTTATCTAATACTGTGTTTGATGAACCGTAATCAATTAGTTCGGCGTTTGTACCATCTGTATAGTATAGTTCCCATGCTCCACCGGTATTAATATTTTTTATCATCCATACAACACCAGCACTTCCAGGTCGTATTGTTAAAGAGCTGTTATTTGCAATTTCTTGCTTGGATGTTTCCCAATCTCCAGCCGCCATATAATTCCCTCCATAAAATTTATATAACATTAAATAAAAATATATAATTCATATCCAAATAAAAAAAAATAAAGAATTAAAAAGATTGTTCCATCTTCAACGGTTTTAAAAGAAACCCATCAATTGTAACCTGTGATTCAAGTGTTAATGTAGTATTTGTTGGACTATCATTACTTGTTCCAGAAGGAAAACTTAAATCTAAAGGAGCAATATTATAGTTTCCTATTAAATTCCATGAAGAAGGATTATTTGTTATTTGTCCACTAGCCATAATATTTATCCTCTGTTCATTCTATAATTTGAACCAATTTGTCCTATTGATTTATTTATTGCATTTTGTCCACGTGATGATTTAGTAGCTTTAACAAAACTATCTTCCATCATTTTATCAAAATCATCAGTATTATATGCATTACCGTTCATTTGAATTGTGTAATTCATGTTTACTACTTGAACATTAGAACCATCACCGGGTCCTCTTGGTGGTGGTGTTCCAATACCATTTAATGCCATTCTGGCCGGATCAAATTGACTACCATCTGGAGCTTGCCACCAAACATGTGGTCCACCATTCCAAGTACCACTAATCATAGAACCACCATAACGTCCTATTAAACCAAGTGTCATATCAACACAATTACCTGTAAGACATGAACCTGTACTATTCCATACATTATCCTTTTGGTGTCCAGCATAGTTCTGATAACTATAATGTATTCCTTCTGGTCCTCTTGGTCCTCTAGCACCACCCGGGCCCATACCAACCACTTGTCGGATGGTCTGGACAATAGGGTTATTCATAATATAATTCCTAAGGTCATTATATCTAGCTCTAGCCCAATCGATTGCACCAGTAGCAATTGATATACCAGTATGTATCCAACTACCAATAATTGCTCTTGCTTGTTGATATTTCTGTCTAGCCCAATCAAGAGCTCCAGTAGCAACATTTATCCCAGTATATATCCAAGAACCAACAACACTTTTCATCCAATTATAAGCACCAACAACTGCACCAACTGTATTATTCCATGCTCCTATAATATATGCTCCAGCAGAAGCAAACGCATTTTTAATACTATTTATATTTACACCAGTCAATGATGATACTTGTCCCCAGAAACTTGTCATACTAAGATATATTGAACCTAAAAATGGAATAGACCCCATTAAAGCATCGATGAGTCCACCTTCTTCTCCTGTTAATACTGCACCAATTACACCAGCACCACTTGTTCCTGGAGGCATCAAACTTAATAAACCTTTTAATTGGTCGTATGTTCCACCAAGAGCATTGTTCAAAGATGCTAATGCTGCACCAGCTCCAGCACTTGCACTTGCAATTATTGCAGCAGCACCTGCAAACTTAAGCCATGAAGGTAACATTCCACCATCTTTATTTTTGGATTTACCCCCACCAACTTGGCTACCAGCAGGACAAGGATTACAATCAAAATCTATCTTTTTCTTTCCACCTAATCCTTTAATTTTTTTAGTTACATCTAATATTCCATCACCAACTTCTTTAATAGACCAAATAACAGGTGCAAAAAGCAAACCTAATCCTGTAATAATACCAACAACAACACCAAGTTGAGTAATCCATTCTTGCGTAGCATTATCTAAACCTAAAAACCAATCCAAAACACGTTCAACATAAGGTAATAATTTTTCTCCAACAGTTGTCGCGGCTACTTGCAATTTACCTTTAAATTCTTCCATTTTAACTGCTGCAATCTCTTGTTGAGATAAACCACGATAACCTTCATCTTTCAATGCCTTATCAAGCGCAAGAATACGTTCTTGAATAGTTTTTTTACCTTCCAATGTTTTTAATTGATTACGTAGAATCCCATCACGAGCCATTAATCCAGTGTTACCAGTTAAAATATAATCCTTAATCTCTCTCTGTGATTCTAATGCAAACCCCGCACCGGTTTGTTGTGATACTAAAACATAATCTGCTGCTGTTTGCCCTAAAAGTCTTAATGTTTCAACTGAAAGATTTGTTTGTTTAGCAAGAGCACCAGTAAGTAAACTGTTCATAAAAGTATCGTCACCGGGTACTTCTGCAACAATCTGCTGAATAGTTTTAATATAGCTTTTAGCAGCTGCAGTGTTCATTTTTGTTCCAAGATATACTTCGTTGAATTGTTTCTGGGTTGCGCCACTCCACATACTTTGTGCAAGTTCCATTAAACCAAACCCACCAGCAATAGAAGCAAAAACACTACCAATAGCAGATCCCATGCTACTAAATGATGACTGTACACTTTTAGCGGTTGATTTTGCTTGTGATTCAACAGATTTAAGACTTGTTTGTGCACTTTTATTATCAATATTAACTTTAGACGGTTTTTCAGCTTCTTTCATGGTTAATTTTGCTTGTGATTCAACAGATTTAAGACTTGTTTGCGCACTTTTATTATCAATATTAACTTTACCCGGTTTTTCAGCTTCTTTCATTAACTGTTTAACCTGTTGACTGGTTGTTTTCACTGCATTTCCAGCATTTTTATTATCAATATTAACTTTAGCCGGTTTTTCAGCTTCTTTCATTAACTTTTTAATCTGTTGACTGGTTGTTTTCATTGCATTTCCAGCATTTGCACTTCCATTAATAGAGATGTCAATCCGTTTAGATGCCAATTACCCACCTCCTTTTACAATGATTTCCAATTTCTTTGTCCATTAGATTGATTTTTATTCTCTTTTTCAAGACGTTCAAGACGAGCTTCTTCATTTAATTGTTCTTGATACCAATAACCAAAATAACGCCAAAGAACACTTTTTTTCATCTTCATCATTTCAGAGTGAGACCAACCCTTAGTATCACTCATTTTATGTAAAATAAACAATGCACCACGATGCCCAATCACAGTTGGGCTATCTGGTTTTTTAATGCTTTACTTTCAAGTTTATCAATTTCCCTATCAGTAAAACCTTGATCATACAACTCTTTACGAGTAATATATTTTCTAATACGCTGAAATTGCACAATCTTAACCTTTGATGCAACATCTTCAGGCATATCACTAATAATCATTAAATATTTTTTAATAATTTCAGTAGATTTTTTAATATTCTTTTTATCAGTTAAAGAAAGTAAATTCAATGATTGAATTAAATGTTCACTCTCTAAATGTTCTTCTACTGTTAAATCTTTTAACTGATAATTTTCTCCATTAATTTTTATTGTTGGCTGTTTACCCATTACAATATCTAAATCAATATCAACCATATATAACCACCATTTAAAAATTTTTATAATCCGTAATGTTCACGATAATGTTTATTCCGACTTTTTGGATCGTTAATATTAGAATCACGAATATGTCGTTTTATTTTTTTATGTTTTGGTTTATCATGAACCTTGAAATATCCTTCCATAACCATTTTATAACTTCCAAAAAATTAAATGATTTTAATCTTCTATAAGCGTGCGGAGCACGATTAGATTAACGTTCAAGTAAAAAGAAGAACGTATAATACTCAGATAGCATAGTTTTACAAATGCTCCAGAAAGGGGTCACCCATATATACTATACATATATTTCAAGTGTAAAAAAAAATTAATATATAAAATGTATATAAGAACAAATATATAAAGCTTATGCTAATATTGTTTCAGCATCAAAGTCAGAATCTACTTGAGCCTTAATAGTACCACTACCAGCGAGACCAGCTTCAGCAGTAGCATCATGAAGTGCCTTAAAATTAAATTCTACCATCATCCTGTCATCAAAAGGCATGTCAATTGGTGCATCATCATATACAATCTTAGGAATAGTTAATACAAGTGCACTGTTATCTGCTGGTTCACCGTCTCCAATAGCATCTCCACCCATTGTAATTGTTAATGCTCTTTTTGTATCTGTTGATGTCTGATTAAATGTTGGTTCTGTTGCTGAAGATCCACCAAGCCAATATTTATATTCAGTATAATCTTGGAAGAACATTTTAATTGTCCCTTCAACTTTAATGGTTGTAGGATATACAACGTTGTCACCACGTGCAGCAGATGAACAAGCGGTTCTTAATGATTTTAATCCTCTATCAATTTCTAATGATAATTCGGTAACATCACAGTTAGGGCTACCACCTAAAGAAACACCTATATCATCATATATAAAACTTCTTTCTGCTGTATATGTTGGTGTGAATGCTGAATTGTCAATTGCACCACCTTTTCCTTGTGTATCAACTGAAAGCATTACATCATCACCAGGCTTCATATCTATTGATACTTTTCCAAATCTCATATCATAAAATTCTTGATAATTAAGATCATCACGTCCAACAGCTATAGTATAAATAGGCATTGTATTACTCATTGTGAAAACGTTTTCATAAGCTGATGTGGTATTTGTTATTAATGTTGAAGATACATCACCAAAAACACCATATAACACAGCTTCGAGCGGTCCACCAATATGTGATGGTGTTGTGAAGCTTCCTTCTGCTGCTAATCTTTTAACGGTGTAATCACTATATTCACTGTTAGATTTTTTATAGTATTGTTTAAATTCTTTTTCTATTATTGGCTTTATGCTTGGTTGTTCGGTGATAGGCATTCCTATTTCACCAGCATCACCACTAAATGCATCAGCGGTTCCTTCACTGCCTTGAACTTGTAAAGCCATATATCCAGATTTTCCGAAATGGTATGATATATTATCATTCCTCCTTCTTAATTACCTTTTTTGTTACATTTTTATCATTTAAAGGTTCAAATAAATGTTTAATCTTAAAAATTGGAAGTAAAGCCTCATTGTTTACATCAAAAACTTGTTCTGGTTCAACAATTCCCAAACCTCCAATATCAAGCTTCTTTTTTCCTATAAACTTAAATTTCATTTTATACCATCCTACATCTTAATTGTATCCGACTAGCAGTCGCTAAAATCTTAGGGGAAGTTTGTGATTCTGCAACATCACCATATTCAATTCTTTCTATTGTACTATCAAGACATGTGTTACCTATTTTACTGTTTGCTAATAATGTATCCTTTACAGCATCTGTAACTGTATATAAATGTTTATGAGCTGTTTCAACATGTCCTTTGCTCATTATTGTAATATAAACATCAACATCACTCTGTGTGTTTGTGTTACATGATGAATAATAAAATGTTGGTTCTTCTCCTATTTCGATAAATGATACACATCTTGCTCCCATTGGTATTTTATCAGGTTTTCCAATCCAAACATGATCAAAATAATTATTAGCAGTTGGAGTATCACCATCCTTTACTGTTGATAATAGTGTGTCTATTGCTTCAACTAAACTTAAAAGGGTCATTATATTTCCTCCAACCATTTTTCAAAATCAGATATTTTTTTTGTTATTTCACTTTGTATAGAATTAATAGAACGATCAACAAATGGATTTCCTTTAGTTCCTGGATGATGTACTTTTTTAACTGGATGTTTTGCACCTTTCCAATATAATGCTCTTGCATTTTTTGGGATAATTGTATGTGCTCGTGTACCGTCAATAACCCAATCAGCATAAGGAGCAATATTTTTTGATATAAAAATAGTTCCGCCTTTATTAGTAACTTCTTTTTTTACTGCGGATTTGAGTCGGCCTGTTTTTCTTGGTGCTTCTCTTTGAACCCATTTGTGTGCAATATCCACCAAATCTGTTTTTAGTTTATTAATTTGTTGTTCAAGTTCGGTAGCTTTTTTATTTAATGCTTTAAATAAGTTATGTTCATCAATATGAATTTTTAAGGTGACTTCATCCATAATATTTCACCCCAAAAATTTATTCAGATGTCCAGTTTGTATCATCTATGTTATCAGTTTCATCGTCATCTTCAACAGTTCGTAGATTTCTTTTACTAAATACACGACTTGGAGTTAAACGAGAAGAATAAGGACTGTCATATTCTGTAATATCATTTTGTGCAATATAAGCCGAAAGAGTGTCATTTGCTTGTTTCTCATACCATACCGCTGTTTGTGCCTCTTCACTATCCGTATCATATAACATTCGTAATAAGAAAGCAGCAGCGAAATATTCAGCAGCTTGTTGTATTAATGCTGGAGTAGTGCCGGTTATTGGTGCGATTTGGCTATTAATCCAATTATCAGCACTATTTAATGCATAGGTTTTTTGATTACTAGAAACACTGTCAGATACAGAAGAAAGAATATAACCAAGATTAGTTGTGTTTCCATAATTTGTCATGATGTTCCCCTCTTTATCTTGATTTAATTATAAATTCAACGACAACACCGTTAAATCCATCTCCTTCTGATGTTCCATTAATTGTAACTACAAGTCTTCCTATTTGTCCATCTAGATTATCAATTGTTTTAATACTACTACCAGCAGTTGTTACTTGGGTTGCACTGGTATGGTCATAATAATTCCCTAAACTATCTTTAACTTGATACTTAACATCTAATGTTGCTGTACCGGTTTTATTACCGGCTTTAATTACAATAACACCATATCCATATTCACTAACATCAATATCAGCACCGTTAATTACAATAGATTTACTAGCTGGTACTAATTGGTTAACACCAGCGACAACGGTCTGTTTTTTACTTCTAATTGCTGTTTTAACTATCTGCATAGTTCTCCTCCTCCGTCATTTTAAAAAAATAAATATGGTGTTTATTCAGCTGCTGCTGCTGTCATTTCTTGTAAGTAGAAAGCATCATTAACTACAATAACAACATAAACCTTACTATCTGTAGTATTTGCATATGTGAACAATGAACCGTCTGCAAGTGTTGCTGGGTCTCCGAAAGCTGTTGTTAATGTTGCAATTAATATATTTTCACCAGAACCATGTGCTACACCGTGTGCTATAGTTGCTGCTCTTGCAAGTATTGCATCTCCAACGCCGGTTGTTCCATCTACGATATCTTCAATGTCTTCAGCTAATTCATCTTTTACATCTTCAATGTCTTCAGCTAATTCATCTTTTACATCTTCAATGTCTTCAGTTAATTCAGCTTTTATATTTGCATCTACTCCTCTTTTAGCCATTCTTAAAGCCATATTATCTTCTCCTATATTTTTCCTAAAATTGTATGCATACATGATCCTTCTTCTTCATTCTTTTCGATAAGAATACATAGAGCGGATTATGATTATGAATATATGGCCTCGTCCTTCTGTGAACGAGGCGAATAATAAATAATGTAAAAATAAACTTGATTTTAATACTGTAAATTGACCGTCTCCCCTATATCAAATCGGGTCAAAATGGTAATTTCTTCAAATAAAATATAAATAAAAGATATGATAAAAATAAATATCATATCCAACTTAAATACCGGTAGCTTTGTAATAAAGCGCATTTGGTAGTTTAGTGGCTATACCGCGTTCCGCATAAAGCTCAACAACAATGTTGTATGGGAATCTTTCTTCTTCATATCTGTTCACATTAACCATACCACCTTCGATGGTGCTATGTTTAGGATCAAGATATTCATAGACAGTTATTCCTGGGAATCTATCATCTGTACCGATGTATCCACCTTCATCTAATTGTGTACTGTGTAGGTTGTGCACTTTCATACCATTAATTTCTGGTATTTCAGCCATACCACCAAATGGACTTCTTACCCAGTTAATATCTACACCTTGGATGTACTTTAATAATTCAAAATAATTAGTCTTATGAAGGAAGATGTTATTCATCATATATGGATAACCTTCAACCATAGAAGCTTCCATAAAGGATAATAAATCTTCAACAGGTGAAGCTTCATCTTCACTCCATACAGCAGACCCACCTACTTCTGTAACATCATTACTTACATTTTTAATAGCGTTTACAATATCATCATTCATTTTCTTAGCAATACCAAAAGTTGCACGATCAACAGCACGATTTATTTCATCAATAACAGCTTCTTCTCTTAATTGTCTTTGTGAGAATTTTAATGCGTAACCAAATCTTTCCATTGCACCATGTTTCATGCTGATTCTTGATACTTCTATTTCATCAAGTTCACCAACTTCCATTAAAGGAGATGGAGTACCCATAGTACCGGCAGATATATCAGCGCCAGCGTTTGTAGTATCTTCAAAGTAACTGAATGAAAGAGCATCAGTTCGTACACGTGGGAACATGTTAAGAAAATCAAGTTGTTGTTCTAATTTTTTATTAATTACACCTTCAAGAAATACAGGTTGTAATGCTTGTCTTGGATCTAATGTTTGTACCATATTTATCAACTCCTATAATTAATCTGCTGGCAAGTAGCCACTGAATCCAACTAATATTGATATTTTTGTTCCATCTGCCCCAAGTGTCATGGCGATCCATCCACCATTTTCACCATCGGTTCCATCATCTCCAACAATGTTAGATTCTGATTCTGATATTTCAACACCAGACCCAACAGGGATTGCACCATTTGCTTCTAATTCAATGATTCCTAATCCAAAGAATGCAACATCTACTCTTCTCTGTAAAGAATCTACAGGTGTACCAGAAGTTGCGGTTATGTTATCTACACCCTGTGGGTCAGATACTGCAATACCATGTACATAGTCTTTGTTGTCACCTGCTGCTGCTTTTTCAACTGTTATTCTATTAACGGTATCCTCGGATGCGTATAATCTTACAAGATCACCTTTAGCGATAGGTGCTGAATATACAGCTACATCTTCTTGTTTTCCACCAGTTCCAGATACAACATCGTATCTTGTTACTGTTCCCTCGTATGCAAAACAGGTTTTTACGGGGAAGTTTCTCATATTGTTTAATGCGACTCTTGCGGTCATTATTAATACCTCCAATTATATATAGAAAAATTTATATACTTTTATGAACAACATAAATTTCATATGCTATTCATAAATTGATTTAAAACCAAAAAGATTTATAATTCAACTCCAAAGTAACGTTTTGCCATTTCTTTTTCAGCCTGTAACTTTTTAGCTTCATCAGATGCAATACGTTCTTCTTTTTTAACCTTTGCAAGTTTTGCCTTGGTTTCCATCATAACCATCTTAGGCATAGATGCAGCCAATCGATCAAATTCATCTGGATTATTAGATGCAATTGCAACTAAAGAATCCTTCATCTTAGGTAATGCTTTACCGGCTTTGATTAATTCACTTACTTTCTTTTCTGCATCAATTGATTTTGTATCATCAGATACAAGAGATGGTTTCTTTCCACCTAATTGTTTAATTTCATCCTTTAAAGATGCGATTTCCTGGCGTAACTTTTCAGTTTCGCTTTCTTGTTCATCTTGCTCCTCTTCAGGTGCAACTTCAACTATATCCTCTTCTTTTTGAGCGTCCTCTTCCTTTTCAGATTCAACAGTTACTACTTCTTCGGCTTCCTCAACTGGAGCTGCTTCATTATCAGGTACTTCTTCTTCTTTTGTTACCTCTTCGACAGACTCTTCTTTAGGAGCTTCATTTGCGTCTACCATAATATCTTTCTCCTCATTTTTAGTACTAAGTTTAGCGGTTAAAACGATATCAGGTTGAGCACCAACCTTACAAGATGTGCACCCTCCTTCATTTACCAAATCAACACGTTCAACATCAATAGATTTTAAAACATAATCAGCTTTACCAGTTGGACATGGTTTTGCATCCATAACACCAACAATTGAATATGCTGGTAATTCACCTATCTCATTCAAATAACGAATAGAATCATTAGTAATATGAGAATCATTAATGAATATTCCACGACCATCAGTAACAATATCAGTAATTTTACCAACATCTAAAAGATTCATTTTAGCTAAAATCTCATTATTCTTAAGGATATCATCAGATAAATGGTCAATACCAATATCAATATATCCTTTATCTGAAATTTTTTGTTTCATCTGTTTAAATGCATCCATGATTGTGTCTTCTTCAACCCACACCAAAGCAGGTTCATCATTAACAAACACATGATGCAATCCAGCACCCCAAACCTTCCCATCAATTTCAGGTTTAGATGCTCTTATTTGTGCTTCTTTAAATTCCATTATATCCGCTCCTAATTTATCCAGGTATCTTTGAGCTTCATCTCGTGTATATTTTGATGCATCAAATTTATAACTATGAGAAATAGTTGTGTCACCATTTTTGGCTAATAAAAGAGATATACCGTCTCCAATACGTTTTCTTTTATAAGGTCCACTTGTATTATGTAAAAGAGCGGTGTGTTCATTCATTTTATATCAACTCCAAGAAAAATAATATATATGAAAACCTTTATATACTAGTAAATATAATATATATACAAAGGAGTAATTAACATGAAAAATATAATAATATTGGGGGTTAAAAAAATATGAATAAAAAAGATATGAGTGAAAAATTAAGACAACAACGATTAAAAATCCATGAACAAAACAAAAAACGTAACAAGAAAGTTGATGATCTTGGTAATCTTATCACATTTGGTGTTGGTGGATTAGCAATGATTGGATTAAGTAAATTACAAGGTAAAACATGTCCAAATTGTAGAACTAAGAATGATCGTAAATCAAATTATTGTGAAAACTGTGGATTAAAACTTTAATTTTTTATTCTTTCTTCAGGTGGTTTCTTGTTTACTGCTGGTGTTGCATCTCTTGGATTTTCACCTTTTTTATAACTACCAGTACCATCATCTTTTATTGTATAACCTTCTTTTTCCAATACCTTTCGCTGCTTTTCAATCTGACTCTGTAAATAGTCATGATCATCATTCGCTTCATCTAAACTATCATAATAAACAGGCAGGCACGCACAATTTGGGTGAAATGGGGGCATAAATCTTGTTTCATCTATTTCAAACGGTCCCTTTTCAGCTATAGACTTACAATATATGCAGAATTCGGCACGTCCATCAATAACGAAATATTTCTTACCATCTCGACGAGCCTGACTATATGAACCCATATGTGCAGCTCTCATTGTTTCGGTTCTTACAATACGATCAGCTTGCCATTTCTGATTATTTAAATACGCTTTAACATTATTTGATATATCATTGGGCATTTTACCCTTTCGGATCCCATCTGCAATTATTTGACCGGTTTGTTGTTTTAAAGTATCACCAAGTTTTGTAATATATTGCATGCTTGATTGTGTAACAGATTGTTCTAATTGTAATACTGTACGAGAAGGTGTTTTATTGGTGAATTGAATACCAAATTGGAACATTTTAGCTATATTCTGTTGATAAGGTAACAATTTTTCAATAGCTGTTGGTGTACCGAAAATATTTATTGTTGATAGAATCTGCAATTGTTCCAAAGAAAGCTTAGCATCAAATCCCCGAATAGCATTATCAAAAATACTCTGCAAAATCTTAGACTGTTTCTCGGTAATAAAAGATGCATTTTTTAAGAGACGAGTTATAGCCTTTTCAGTTTCTTTTGGAAGAGTATGTAACTTTTTGACCTCATCTAACTGGTCATTAAAGACACTAACATCAACCATTTTCATTCCTCTTTAGCTGGTATCAGTTTTGCAATCTCTTCTATGGGTTGCCTCTGTTCTTCTGATAAAGATTGACTTTGTTCTTCCAACGTAGGAACCACTTGTTGTTCTTCCGGCCCTTGTGACTCTTCCATTTCATCACTTAAAAACTCCTTCATATCTACATCACTAAATTTTTGAACCGCATCAGATAAAAGCTGTTTAAACCATTTATCCCTTGGATCAACAGCCATCACATCAATCAACGGTTTAAGTGCACCAATTAATCCAAGTATATCCTTTTCCTCGAAAGTTTCAAAGGAAATTTTCGGATAATTCTCAACATTATAATGCATATCAATCCATTTATTACAAATCAACTGCAATTCAGCAGCTATATCTTCATGAATACCATCCAAGAAAATAGATAACACATCATTTTGAGTCTTACTTTGAGCATACGCACCTTGACCATTTTCTTGACCCAATATCATGGTTCCAATATTCATCTTACGATAAATCATCACATCATGATAATTAATAGCTTCTTTGAATGCTTCTCCACGGTGAGAGGATTCAAGTACTTCAACTCGATCATTCATTCCAGCGGTAATGTTTGCTCTTCCTTCATGCACATCATCCAATGCATCTTGCAATTCATTCTTATATGCTGGATTTTCCACATAACCAACAAGAGTAGGTCCTTCATGTTTCTGTAAATAAACTTGATACCACTGTAAAAGTTTTTGTTTCATGAAATAATTATCATAAACAGCATCAAGAATACTATTACCGCTACGATCCCCAAACTGTTCATCATAAGTATAAATAAGACATTTATCGGGATCTATTTCTATATCGTCTCCACCTTCCGGGTCTTGCTGTTTAATCTTTTCTAAATCACCATTATCATCATAAACAAAACAATCCTCTAACGTATCAATAGGGATTGGTCTTATACGTTTAATATCAATACGGTCATTATCTTCATTTAACCCCCAAATTATTTCTCCAACATAATAACCATACACAATTGCTGTATAAATATCATTTCTCACTTTACGAAGTGGATATTTCATTCCATAAAGCATTGATTCTAAATCCTTTGATATTTCCTCTGATTCTGGTGTGTCATCTGATGGTGTAACTATTAATTTACGGCTTAAAAGAAATGTTCGAAGAAGTTCATATCCACTTTTGATTTGTGAATCCTTCAACATTTTATCATAATCTTCCCATCCTAAACCGTCTTGTTTATAATTAATCCAATCATCTTTCTTTTTAATGTTAGGACGTGACTGTTGCCTTACCATTTGAGAAGGTGATAATGCTGCTTTTAACTTGTAACGCATTGTATCTAAAAAACTCATATTATTTCACCTCTCTTAAACTAATAAAATATCCCCTTTTCTTTGTGCTGTTTAAAAATCGAATTGGCCTAAATTCTCCATCTTTTATGTCTTCTTCGATTAGTTCCTCGAGTTTTTTACGAGATCCAATAAAATCAATGATAAAAGTGGAGTTATCCAATTCAACATAAAAAGTATTAATTTGTCTTATTTGAGTCATAATAACACCATTAAAAATAAAAAAATTTAATACATTCTTTTTGGTCTTCTTCGTCCCGTTTCTAATTGACGCTTTGAGAAATCATAATAATTATCTGTTTGACTGTACGGATTTGCTCCCTTTCTTGCAAGAGAAATTACCATTTCTGTAGCATCTAAAAGGTCGTCATGAACCCCTGTTGGAAATGTAACAAACTCATTTTCAAAAATAAATTGTAAAGGATGTCCTTCTGGAACAAATACATTTCCTTGTTCAAAAGCAGTGAAAGCACTTTGTATCCTTGTCACTTTATCAGATATACGTCTAACCCCAGTTATAGGTAACATGTGTTGTTTTAATGATTGTGGTAATGCCTCTTGATATGCATTAACTTCAATACCAATCATAGCAGCATTATATCGACGCTGTATCTTCAAAACTTCTTGTTGTTGTTCAGGGAATGTTAAATGTTCTTGTGTCCAATCAACAATAAATAAATTACCTGATTTTGGATTATATTTAGCTGTACAACTACAAGTATAATCAGCTGTTTCTTTTTGGCTAATAGCTAAATCCCATCCAGTATACACAGTCAATATACTATTATTAAATTCATAATTAGTTTTTGGATCATAATATTGAATCCAACTTCGTTTAAGAATACCACCTTCTGCTGGTTGTGGTGTTTGTTGATACATTGCATTAAACCAATATTCACCAACAGTTCTTTTAATTTCATTTAAACGATTAATATTATAACGATCAGGCCACAATGCCTCGCCATTATCATTAATAGCTGGAAAATTTATTATAGTCCAATCATCTTCAAATTCACTAAGTAACCATCCACCTAAGTCATCTTCATGCCATCTTGTTTGAATTAATATAACCGCACCATCTGGTTCAAGTCTTGTAAATGCGGTTGATTTATACCAATCTTTAGCTTTTTCTCTATATGTTACACTATTAGCTTGTTCAGCATTCTTAACAGGATCATCAATAATTAATATTTTCGCACCCTTACCAGTAATAGGTCCACCTACACCAGCAGTTTGCATTCCACCTTTATGACCATAAATATCCCATCTATTACGAGCAGAAGAAGCTTTATCAATAATAATTGGTGTTAAAAATAAATCCCCATATTCATGTAATAAATTACGAACTTTACTACCCCATTCAGCAGCAAAATCCGCTTCATAACTACTTAATATTATACGACAATCTGGATTACGTCCAAGATACCATGCAGGAAAATATTTAGATGTTAATTCAGATTTCCCATGTCTTGGAGGCATAAAAATAGCAAGTCTTTTAATTTTACCAGATTCAACATCTAATAATGCTTGTTCTAACTTTTGAAGATGCTTAGCATAAACATATTGTCCATTAGTATCAACCCAAGCTAAACCAGAAGGAGCATCATTCACCCTTATCATTGAAACTGCTCTTAACTCCTCTGGTTCTAATTCCATCGGAGTTTTGTCCAATAACGCTAAGTAATCCTTCGAGGATTCCTTTGATTTCATTATTGTCATGCTGTTCATCCCCTTGAATCAATAATGCCAATTTTATAGCTTTCTCATAATCTGTCATATTCTCTATCTTTACAGTTTTACGAGATTCAGCATCTTTAACAGCTTCATGTATATTACGGAGATACCATGCTTTATTATCAGCTAATGCACTATTAGTCTTCTCTGCTACTCTGATTTGTACATCATGTGTATCAATAGCTTCTCTTCCTTTCCAGTCAAATTCTTTCATCCAACGATAAACAGAAGTATCACTTACAGAATACTCACTTGAAACTAAACTTACTGCATCAGTTACTGACATTCCCTCACTTCTTGCAACAAAGTAAGTTCGGTATGCATCAATGTGTCTCTGCTGTTCTTTCATGATAATTTCCCCAAAATAATTAATAAAAAAAAACTTAAAATATTGCAATTAATGCTAATGCTCCAACACTACAACCTATTAATAAGTTTATAAGAGTTTCTAATGCTTTTTGTCTTTCATCTATTGATATTAATAATTTTTCTATATTAGTCATTCTTTCATTTAATGATGATGTTTCGGTTTCTACTTCTTCCCGAAATTCTCCATTGCTTTTTTCTTTGTATCCTAATGCAATTTTAATTGTTGTTAAGTCTTCTTGTATATGATTAATTTTATCTTCTTTGATACATTCATGTGTGTTAGGTGCCATTGTTACCATTTCTATTCACTGCTCCCCTTTTTGTTTTGAAAAAAATGGTAACTTAATTATGCTGACTCTTCAATTTTTGATTGTAATTCATCAATCTTCATGTTAGCTTTTTCATATAATTTTTGATATTCATCTGCTTTATTTTGTGCATCATCAATGTATGCAGAAAATTCATATGCTTTTGCTTTTACTCTTGCATCTGCTACAACTTGACTTAACACCCCAAATATTATTAATCCTAATAATGAATATTCAGCAGGTACATATGCCATTATTTGGGCTTGGTATGCTACTATTGCTGCAACTCCAAAGAAAAGTAATGATGTTCCATAATCTAATATTTTAGCTTTATCCATATTCTTATTCTCCTAATGATATTTCTTTAATGATGAATTGTATGTTTTTGGTTTCTTTATTCGTCGTAGTTTCATACAGTTTTCGCAGTAAAATTCACCATTTCCATTTAATAGTCGTGTTTCTTTACCACATTGTTTACATTTCATTTATATTCCCTTAATAATCGTTTTATTCTTTCGTATTGTGTTTCTCCAGTGTCAGTGTAAATCATTGCTTTTTTTGATTGACCGTCTGGAGTTATTTTGATTGTCTCCTTCATCTGTGTCATTTTTGATTTCTCCTTTTTATTTTGTGAAAAATTTGTACATTAATGTATAAAAATGTACATTATAATAATAAAATAAAAAAATAGTCTTCTCTATATTATATAAAGGCAAATGCGAAAAATAAAAAAATGCCTAGCTAGAGAGTTTATCCCTAACTAGGCTATATATCTTCTTCTTTCTCCTATCTGTCTTATAGATTTGCTTGGTTAATCTACCAAATGATAGTTTATCCATACGTTGACCCATAACATATAGACATATACATAGTATTATATCATCTGCTTTATAATCTAATTTAAAAAGTGTATCTCTATGATCAATATAATAATGTACATCCATGGCATCATATTTATTTAAACCAAGTTCATGAATATAATCATCTGCTATTAAATGATATTCATGCGTATTTCTATCGTTGCTTGATATTTTCATTGATTGTGGTGTCCTTGCAAGTCTTGCATTTGCTTGATTCAATCTCCAATTACTATCGTTGATATTATTGAATTGTTGTTCATATGTTCCTCCATATCCTACATTGTCGCTGGTGTTTGGTCGTTGCCCTGTCTTATGTTCAAATAATTCATTATCCCATGCTACATCTTCATTGCTTTTATCAATTGGTTTATTTGCTTTCATCCATTCTTGATGAGTATTATATTCATAAGATGAATAGTTTTCATGATATTTATCAATAACATTAAATGCGCCTTGATACACTAATCCACATGTATCACATACTTTTTCGCTTGTGGTTTCAAAACCTTTACTTGATGTGTTCATTTTTATGGATATGATGGTTCCGTTGCATTCATCACATGGTCCGCTTTTTACTCCTTGTGGCTTTCCATGTTTGTAGCCTTTCCCAGCTTTAATCTTATGCATACCATCATAATGAAAAGATTTAGGAAGATATGATTCTTTTCCTTCCAAGTGAATCATCCTCCTATATCTCGTAATGAATAACCTTTTATTTGTTTATATTCTCCTTTTTGGCATTCTTTGGTCATAGAGCCACAATAAGGGCATTTATCCAAAAAGCCATGATAATAGCATTCCTTATCGGTTTCATAATAGGGTTTTTTTGATGGGCAAAACCTTTCTTTTTTCATTTCTTCACCTCCGTATCATTAAAAAAATGTTGATAGCTTACGCTAATTGTTAAAAATATGTTAAAATTAAGCTAAAAAATAATTAAAACAACGTGTAAAGCACCATTCAATATTAAGATGGTGTTCTTTCCACATTTGATACATTTATATACTAGGTAGCCATTTAGATCTGAAGAGTCACATAGATGCCAGTTTCCTTGTGTGTCTCGACATTTATACATCTTTTTGATCCTCTGAATTTCTAACTATAAGATTATAAAATTTAAATGAATCACCTTTTTTCTTGAACATGATAGAAAATGTATAAAGATTATCATCTTCAATTTTATTATTGTCTTTTAAAAATTCATGTAATGATTTCATTATTTTTTCATGTTTTTTCATTGTTATTTCTAATTGTTCCAGTTTATCCATAATTAAAGTTCCTCCAATTTCGTACCAATAAAAAATAAAGTGAAGATACCTTATAAGTATCTTCTACCTAAAACAATTCCACCAAGTACTGCAAATATACCTAGTATTAATGGTACAACTGCTCCTCCAGTTGCTTGCATTGGTATTCCTTCTTGTGCTGCTGCTGGTTCATCTGGTATGCATACGTCTTCGTATACTGCTGGGTGGTGTATTATATCGTATACTGCTGGGTGATTTACAATGTTATAAACTGCATCGTGGTGTACAAGTTCGAATACTGGTGGGTGTTCAATGACTTCATCCCATGCTGGTATATCAAGTACTTGTTCATCCCATGCTTCACTGATTAGTATTACTTCGTCCCATGCTGGTGTGACTAATACTTGTTCGATATGAGTAATTGCATCATGGTGTATTGTCTCGTATACGGCTGGATGTTCAACTATATGTGTTATTGCTGGATGTTCTATTATATTGATAATCTCTTGCCAGATGTGATTAGCTCCACATCCTACATCGTCTATAACTCTGAAACCGTAAGCTTCGTATCCTTCAAAGAAATGTTGTGCGTTCCAGTTCTCATACTTAACTTTACCTTTCCAATCAACATAGGGAACTTTAAGTATTTGGCCAGCTGAGTTAGTGTAAGCATCGTAATCTTGACCTTTATAGGTTAACGCTGTGTGATCTGCTGGTATTGATTCATTGTAAGCTTCTTGGTCTACAACAGTCTCATTATATGCTGGACTGACTTCTACTTGTTCATCATATGCTTCTTGGTCTACTACTTCTACATCTTCATATACTGCTGGATGATGTATGGTATCATAAACCGCTTCATGATGCACTGTCTTATATACTGCTGGATGATGTATGGTCTCGTTATATCCGGGTGAAACTTCTACTTGTTCATCCCAAGCTTCTGACACTAATACTTGTTCATCATATGCTGGTGTTACCAACACTTGTTCATCCCAAGCTTCTTTAACCAGTACTTGTTGGGTTGCTGCTGATGCAATTCCATTAAGTGCTATTATGAGCACAACGAGAACTGCTATTGATACTAACTTGTTCATATTATTTTTCTCCTTAAATTATATCCCAGTAAGTACTCTATTTAAAGCCTTTACTGGTATAATATAATTATACTCTATGCAAATATATATATTCTTTGGTCTTAATAAATTTGATGGTTGAATAGATACAAGAGGTAAATCCTCTTCATCTATTTATCCATTAACATAAACAGGATATGAGTTTATTTGAAATTCTCTTCGTCCATATTTCAAAACGTCCACAAATGCAATTATTTCATCATTTATTGGTATAAATTGAACCTTTAACGAACAAGCGATGTTAGGTTTTTTATTTCTATCCACCATCTTTTTCCTCCTTTTTCCATTCAAGATGTTCATGGTCTTTTGAATCCCATAAATATGCATCAATATATTCTTTTCTGCCGTTTTCTTTACGAATGTAATAACGGACAATCATTTTTGACATTTTCGATTCTCCAAAATTATCTTAACATATTTGTTACACAATTTTCTAAATCGTGTGGCATTTCTAATTCCGGATATACCCATTTACCACACCATTTGTTTAAAGATTCCCAAACATCACGATATGCTTTTCGTTTAGTTTCACATGGTTTAGACACAAATGGAGAATCTAAATACCATAATTCACAAATCCATCCTTCTTTTGTCCAATGATAAGAACCAACAGGTTTTCCATTTTTAAAAACAAATAAATCTTTCATCATTATCACCCATTTACCCAAAAAGAGTAGTCTGTTTTGTTTCTTCTAAAATACCCATATCATCCAACAATGGCCGTATTGCTTTTTCTACTCGTTCCCATAACTTCTTTTTGTCAATTACGATACCTTCAGGTATTTCTTCATCATAATCTAATGCTAATGATTGAATATTAAAAGAATGATTATTCGTATACTTAATATGATACACAACCACTTTATCACCATTACCATAATTCCGGTTAAGAAACTTATTCGCATTTAAAGCACCCCGAACAGCATAATTTTCATCATATTCATCTAAATCTTTTGTGAATTTTCTTGGTATTCCTAATTCTTTATTATATAATCCTTTAAGAGCATCAGATTTCATCTCATAATAAAAATCACGTATCTTTTTCTTTGAAGCCCCTTCAAGAATATCATGTAAAATCTTTTCCTGCATATCTTTTGCTAATTCTTGTGTATCACTTCTTAAAAACTGAAAACCACGATTCTTATAAGTACCATCATCTCTTTTACCAATATAACGCTTTTTAGAAACCAAGAAAATAGACTTGAACATATCCTCAAATTCAAGATTCAAACGATTATCATTTGTACCATCTTTCAATGCTTTTTCAGTTATCTTATTATTAATATACTCTTGAAATACTGTAATTTCACCACTTGATATACCCTTAATGAATGAGGAATCAGTATCATTATAAACCGGTTCAGCACCATACTCCAACGCATATTTATTCACATACTTAATCAATTCCCGTCCTCTACGTGTAATCTCTGATGCAATACGAACATCATACAATCTATAACTACTTGTAGCAAGAACACCATAAATAGAATTCATAACAGCTTTAACAAGCTTTTGCTCCATATCACGTCCTTCATTTTTGTACTTTTTACGCAATACAAATAGATCATCAAAAATAGTTGGTAACAAGCCTTTCGGCTTCGTATTCCAATCATCTGCATAGGTTTCTGGCGAAAGATTGTATGTGATAACGATTGAAGGATATAAGCTGCTAAAGTCCCAGACACTGATATCGTGATGGAGTCCTTTTTTAGGTGTAGATACGTAACCACCTGTATAATCACTCTCTCTCTTGTTCCCAAAGTTTCGAGAAGGTAAGATAATTCCTTTTCTACTTGTATATTTGAGAATGTAGGAATCCACGATGCGGCTGTTGAAAAGTGTATCTTCGAATGATACGGATGAGAAATCAGCCAGTGCATCAAAGAATTCAATGATGTGTAATTTTTTATCCAGTTGGACGAGGATTTCGACATCACGTTTATTATACTGTAATAATTTATCGTAATATCCATTTTTGAAAAGCGTTCCCGGAAGTTCTGTGATATTTTGTTTTCCATAATTTAATTCCTCTTTTGCAACAAAATCAAGACTATAACTTTGTAATTCTTTTAATATTGCTTTTTTGTATAATTTAAAATAATCTGCACAAATACGTCCAGGTATTCTTATTTCTTTTCCAGTATTTGTGTAATATTCTCTTACTTCTTTTTTGGTTCGACTTAATCGATTATTAGGTATTCCTAAAAGTTCAAGTCTTTTCATGATAAATGGAAGATCAAAATTGTCACTATTGTAACCACATAAAATATCAGGGTCAATTTTTTGAATATATTTGATAAATTTTTTTAACATGCTAGATTCGGAGTCATCAGCTAAAAAAGATTCATACTGTTCATTATAAGAGTCATAAGCAACAATAGAAACAATTTTTTCTTCATTTGGATCGAATCCAGTAGTTTCAATATCATAAAACATTATTCTTGGTTTTCCTTCTGATTCTATTTTATGAAAATGATCAATCATGAATCTCTTTATATAAGAAACATCACCCTCAAAATGCTTTCTTTCATCATGTTTCTGGACGGTTTTAGCTTCCCAAAACTTTTCGATGTACCGTTTACGACAATTTTCACCTAAAAGAGTTTTATAAGGACCATCATCATCTTCAACATAATAATAATGTTTAAAACGGTGCCGTTCTGTTTGTAGCTTATTATTTTTATCACGTGTAAAAGTAACAATATAAGGACCAGAACGGTCAAATTCAATTTCGGCGATCTTCATCTTTTATTCCCCCCTTAATCTTTCATTTATAATATCAATATATTCAGGGATAATTTCAAAACCAAGATATTGTCGATTATTATCTTTTGCAACTTTTGCAGTTGTTCCACTACCCATAAATGGATCTAAAACAATATCATTTTCATTACTTAAAGATAAAACAAGACGTTCAACAAGTGCTTCTGGAAATTGACATGGATGTGCTGTTTTTTCCCTATGATTAGCTTTTACATTTGTTATATTCCACACATCCTCAGGATTTTTACCTTTAGGATTACATGATAATTTGCCTTTATTTGGTCCTTTATAATGTTTTTTGTTCGGATATTTTTGAGGCACCCTTATATCATCAAGATTAAAAACATAATCATTACTTTTAGTAAACCATAAAATAACTTCATGCCTTCCACTAAAACGATATTTTGCATGTAAACCATGTCCAAAAGTCCATATAATACGATTACGAGGTATTAAAAAGTTTTTCATAAAAGCATTAAATAAAAGACAATCTAAAGGGTAAACCGCACCATTATCAACATAATACCCCACCTGCCAACAGATAGATCCTTCATGTTTTAATACTCTTTTGCATTCGGATATTATGGATTCTTGTTGTAAAATATAATCATAAATATCTAACTTTTTTTCATATGGCTTCCCTATATTGTACGGTGGAGAAGTTATAATTAATTGAATAGATTCATCATCTAATTGTTTAAACCCATCTAAACAATCAATATTATAAATTTTATTCATAAATTTTCTCCTATTTTAAAACATCAATGTCTAAAAGATACCAGTTGGCTGTGATTGATTTTTTATCCCATATTCGTATTAAGATTTGGTCAAAAGGATATAATGTTGTTCCTTTTTTTAGTTCACCGTCTATTTTTGTTAGATATGCCAGAGATTCATCATATGATAACTGTTTTAATCTATGGGTCATACGATTTCCGAGTTCAATACACCATTCTTCATCTAATGATTGTACATCTTTAAAATAAATAGCCATTAAAATTCCTCCACATTTAAAACAAGTACATCTTCTTCCTTTTTATGTTCATGAAGATTGTATTCTAATATTTGTAAAAAGATTTGAGTCCACATCTGCGCACTTGTTTCCACTAATTGCTCATCAACATATATTTGATCCTTCATAAAAATCGCCTGATGCTGAAAAACACCATGTTGACATTCATGAAACAAAGACGCTAACGCAACTGAGTTAGATAAACTATCCACAATTTTAATATTTCCTTCATGAAAAAAGATTTGTGCAGCTAAACCACCAAGATTATCAACAAATTCAACAGTATATTCAATACCACCAATCATCAATTTAGGTGGAAATTTAATATCAATCATCTTTTTAAACCTCCAATAAATCCGGTCGCACCTGATCAACATAATAAGGAATGCTACGAGTAATCAAATCTTTATTAACAGTAATCAATTGAAAAGCAGGTGGCAAAACCGGTAACAACATATCCTTAGCATAACCTTTATAATCTAAAAAGCTGCCCGTGAAAGCATAATATTCACGTTTAAGACCATTACTTGTTAAAACCGGACGTGAAAAGAAATCCATACGATGATTATGACCTTGCATCTTTAAGTCAGCACTAAATTGTTCAGTTTCCCTAATAAATTTCCCCTGTGCTGTATGTGCATACATACTACTTCCTTTTCCATGAGCAGTGTAAACAGTGTAAGGAATTTTATTAATTTTATATTCATCAATATGAAAAGGAGCAACCGGAACATCTAATGCTTTACCAATAATATTCATGACATTAATATCATAATCTTTATTTAAACGAGCGCAATGGTTTCCAGGAACAGTGTTAACAATATCATCACTTAAAGGTTTAAAAGCATCAATGATAAAATCTATTTGATCATCAAGTGTCATAGTGGTTTTAAATGATGCGTTTCCAATATTTTTACCAGCAGCTTCGGCAAGATCTCCTAATAAATAAATACGTTTTTGTTGTTTAATATTATCAATAGTGTCAATGGCATACCAGAAAAAGTCTTCATTAAATTGTTCACTTCCAACATGTAAATCAGATAAACCGATATTATAGATTTTTTCATTGCCTTTAAGTCTATAATTTGTCTTCATTTTCTTTTGCCTCCAATCGTTTCCAGTCTGCACATAAATTCCAATATTTAATTCCACTCCAAGGATGATCTGGATGCAAACACTTATCATTACCATCAAAAAAAGAACAACTATTACAACGCCATTCCATTTTTACACTCCCTTATAAACGTAACTCTTACCAACTGTTCCAATTGTCCAATCATTAATTTCTTCATCCATTTCACAAAAAGACAATCTCTTTTTCTTCACATGTGGTAAAGGAATTAAAACAATTTCCATAGGTTTTGTTTTAGTTTTTTGCACGAAATTCACCTCTTAACAAAATCATTACATTTATTATTTGGTTTAATTGTTATTTTATGTAAATGGCACTCATTTCCAATAGTATCATAAAATCCACCATGTTTACAAATATAACAGCAATTAACAGATTTTAACACTGTTTTGGATTTATTTAAATCTCTTAAAGGAAAAGGACATTCACCATTTTTTAAAACAGTACAATGACTTTCATCATTTAAATGGTCTTTATATGGGTCATTATACCAATATTTACAATCAAAACAATCATGAATAATTTTTCCATCAACAATTCGTTGTTTCTCAAAAGACACAGTATATTCCATAGATAAAACCATTATTTAACCTCCAAAAACATCTTTAAATATTTTATAAAATAAAATCAAAAAATTAATATCTTTTACGATCCTTAAATTCAGCTTGTTTATGTTTATTCCAACCGGAAACCCTTTGCATATATCCAGTTATACGATCGAACACATCAACATCACTCCCACAACTGCATTTATCATGTATTCCTTTTAATAATTTATTTTCAGAATTACAAATAGAATAAGCACTTGTATACGTCCAGAAACCAGCATTACTATTTTTATAAATCTTTTCCGTTAATGACATAAGAGCTGATGGATTGCTTTCAAATTCCCCAAACCATAAATGCATAATATGTCCACCCATTGTTTCTTTATGGAAATTATGTTCAGTTTGGATTCTTTGAACAAGATTAATCGGCGCATCAACGTCAACATGTGTACTGTTCGTGTAATAGTAGCCGCCTCTCTCTCCATGAACTGGTGCTCTTGTTGGATATCTTCTTTTATCTTCTGTTGCAAATTTTCCAGCAGTTGATTCAGCAGGGGTTTGAAGAACAGTCCATCTATATCCTGTTTCATTTTGTAACGAAGAAGCATAATCATTAATATACTGCATGATTTTATGACCTTCTTTTCGTATCTTGTTATTAGTGATATCAGAACCATGTAAAACACGAAGAGCATCAGATAAACCCACAACTCCAAAGCTTAATGTTGCATTTTCAACACGATAATAAGGTGTTCCATCAATATCTTTTTGTGTTAAAAACTTCATTAACCCATTATCTAACATTTTATGGGCATGTTGTTTCCTTACAAGTAAAGCTTCAACCGCAATTTCCATTGCTAAATCAAGTTCATCCCAAAAATCACCTTTAAGTGCATAACGAGGTAAATTAAGACTTACATATGCTAGATTACCAGTTTTTATAATATCTTCTTCTGGATCATTAGTCCAATTGGTGTTGAGAGCAGTTCGGCAATTTCCAGATAAAATATAACCATTTCCTCCCAAAAAATTATGATTATCTTTAACTTCGATATCATATACTGGTTTATTATTATCGATTTGTGTAATTGATTTAATTTTAAGTCTAGACCAGGTGGGCTCCTCTTTTAATGAAATACTATGTGTTTCATAAATTGTTTTGAAAGAATCTTTAAGTTTAATTTTCTGAAGTAAATGTCCTAATGCTTTTCCACTATAATTTATTCTAAATGCTCCATTTTTATTTTGCATGTTCTTAGATGGATTCTTTTGATATCCATACCCTGCATGTATACCATTCAATAAAAGACCCACAAAATATAATTGTGCAATATTTTCATTAGTAGATGTAAATTCAATTGAAATATTCTTTCTAAACCCGTTTGTGATTCGCATATATCCATCACTATTAATTAATCCCCCCACAATTCCAAGAATCACGTTTTCATCTTTTAAAAACCGAGATGGTACTTTTTTATTTTCCATGTATATATCGAAGAGTATTTCATTAATTTCTTCGGTTAAAATATAAAAATTACACTGGGTATGTTTGTATCTTTCTATATAGTGTTCATGATAAGTGTACTCAATGTTTAATTCGTTTAATGTTTCAGTTAAATATTTAATTTTATCTTGTTTAACTAATGAAAACGTTGCCTTTTGTGTATGTTTATTGATCGACCCATCACCTAAAAAGAAACCTATAAGTCTCCCAAGCGGATCTTCATGCTCCCCCCCTTCTCCTATTTTATTTAAAGTTATAACCATATCCCCGACTTTTAAATCCTGTAATTTCACTGGTTCCTTATTTATATAATCTCCACCGATTTTATAAAACGGATGGTCACTTGTACATTTTACGCTTTTATTTTTTGAAAATTTAACTTCATATAATGTTGTTGGTGGATTTTTAATGATATTTAAAATTGGTTTCCATTCAAATATATTCCTTTCCCTGTTCCATGAAGGTACTGTAAAGCCATTAATATCTTGATATATTGATTCTCCACATGTTTTAGGACTGTTTAAATTTGTTTCAACAAATTCGCCAATGGTTGTTAAATGTATTTCATCTTTATATTTATAAATAAATGGCATATCATATGAATAACAACCCATAACAGTTTTAGGTCCATTTAATTCTTGTGTAAAATACGGCGTGCTGAACTTCGCTGATAATTCATGTACCTGTAATAATAAGTCATCATGCTTAAAACTATCTTTGCGAATATTATAGATAGTGTTCGGAAAAAGGTGGGGTGTTTGATTTGAATCTCCTTCATATAATACCTCCGTAAAAGCTTTTAATACTGTTTGCATTTCTTCTTCATAATCACTATAAGTACCTTTTATTATTCCACCAGGACCATACGCATCTTTATCTTTTAACCAATCAGGAACAGTAAAATCTAATCCAATAGTGCTAAAAACTGGCTGTGATCCTCTTGATGTATAAGACATATTAAGATTAAATATCATCATTTGCATTAATTGTTTAACACGATCATATGATAATCCTTCAACAAAAGGAGAAATAAAAGTATTAAAAAAACTTATAGCTTGTCCACCACTCATACATCCTTGTGATGCTGACATTACTTGTCCTAAATGATTTATTAATGTTTCAGCATTTTTAGCAGATCCAGCAGCGCTTGTGCTTATACCTGTACCATCAACTTTTAAGCCGTTTCTTATAAAAAATCTTGGATCATGCTGTAAACAATTTAATGACCGATCATACGCATATTCTAAATCATGAATATGTATATATCCATTTAGATGACTTTCAGATACTCTTGCTGGATACATCTTTATTAATGCATATTGTTTCATTGCAACATCAGAAATAAATTTATGAATACTTTCAGGATTATATTGAATATTAGCATTATCATTATTACCATGCATTACAAGATGTTCAATTTCTTTTACTGATGGGCCAACAGTTAAAGAATCTAATGGTTTATTATTCTTGAATGTCATTAATTTCCTCCTTTTCATCTTTACACTTGATTTTATAGGTTAAACAAATCTTTTTACCATCTATAATCTTATACCCCCCTATAAAATCCATATTTCAACATTTTTTTAGTACCTCTTGTGAGTTCTTTAATTGTTTCCTTGAAAGTCCAAGAGTATCATCATTGTTACATATTGCTTTGAATATTTCTATTAAAGAATAATCAAGTGATGCAACCTTTTCAGCAGTTTTTGCACCTACTGATGGAAAAATCTCCAAAAACTGTCTTCGATATTCCATGCAATTTTTTGCCTTTTTCTTGGTGTTAATGCGATACGAAGAAGGTGGTTTACCTTGTCTTTTACATGCTCTTATGATTAAACGTGCTGTATCTGCTTGACTTAAAGTTGGAACTATTGGAACACCTATCTCTAAAACAGAAAGACATGCACCTAATATGGTATCTCTTGGTAAATGAAAACGATTTCCTTTTGAATAGTCAGGTAATCCTTCTAAAACAATAACAGGATTCTTGAAGTTTTCTTTTAAATTTGATGCTTGTTTAAATAAACGACCATCTTTAATACTATGCTCAAAATCTTGAAACGATTTTCTTTCGAATACAAGATTTTCATTGACTTGGTAATCCCCAAAAACCAAGGTAGCGTATTGTACGTTCAGATTCTTTTCTAATATCTTCGGAACTTTTGACCTTATTTCCCTGTTGTCCACAGTTACATGATTTTTCATTAAACAACCCCTCAAATGGTACACAAATAAAATTTTCTTCATCCTTTTTTAATTTCAACTTCCAAAGAAGATATGCAATAATTTCCTCAATTTCGCTCCAATATTTATCTTCTTTTGGATCTAATTGTTCAATGCGTTTTAATTTATCGTCAATGCGTAAATTAATCAATGCTTGTCTATCAGATGTTAAACTGTTAAAAATTAATGCTGGTTCTTCCAATGAAGAACCATATTGTTCATGTTTCTTCACTATTTTATTTTCAATAATATCATGAGCTATCGCTATCATCTCATCTCTTAGTTCCATTTAAACACCTCAAAAATAATTGGAGATCTAGGCTCCATCATCTATTAATATCCAAGAAGCTGTTGTTACATATGCCGTATTATTATCGCACCAAACTCTGGATATTGGATACTGACTACCAACACTAATACAAGCAGCGGGATCAAGACGAGTCCAATCACTAAATTCCTTGCCTCTAATTTGGGCTCTGATATGTCCCCCAGAGGAACACTGTACATGTACATACCTCCATTCATATCCCATTTCTTTAGCCAATGCACCAAATAATTGAGCGGCATCACTACAATTAAGCCCCTGTTTATTTTTATATCGGTTAATTTCTTCTTGTAAAGTATATACGTCATTAAAATAATATGCATAGCCACGTCCTTTACTTTTATTATAGAATTCTGTGAAATTATTAAATTGCCCAACGGCTTCTTCTAATTGTTTTTGAATATTACCAACAACTCTAGATGGTTTAACAGGTGTTCGTTTACTTGCTGGTAAAAAATATACCACTGATGGTTTTTTACCATTTTTAGCTACATATTGATCATAACGATACTGCATATTTTCAAATGTTTTTGAATCAACAAAATCCACCCGTTTAGAGTCAATATATATTTTACTTGCTTTTGTTGAATGTGTTTTATTATAATCTATATATCTTTTATTCATATCTAAAAATACAGCTAATGGTATATATCCTGCGCTATTGCTTAAATCTCCCATAAAATATCATCTCCTATTGTACGTTTTTAATTTTACATCTTCTTTTAGATACCATTTTTTTTATTCTCCAGCATCTATATAAATAAGTACACGAAATGCTCCATCTGAAATATCAAGTTCTAAATCTCGATATTTGTATCCATCATATTCAACATTTAAATTATCAAAAAATCTATAATCATCTTTTTTAAATTTTTTAGTAGTATTTTGAAATGTAATATATACTTCTAATAAATTAGGATATTTTTTATCTATTTGTGTTATTATTTCGATATATGGCCACCAATCTTTATACTTTTCAAAAATTTTATTAATTGTTTCATCTAAATTCAAAATAATCACCTCAAATTAAAATACCTCATTGATACTCCTTAATAATCTGAATTGCTTCTTTTTTTGATTTACCCATTAACCGAGTTAATAAATTAAAACTACCCACGCTCACATTACAAGTAGAACAGTGAAATAACTTATCGGTATAAAATGCTGAAGGATTTTTATCAATACCATGGAAAGGACAACTCACAATATGTTTTGAACCATGGACATGTTTACCAGTTTCATAAAATTCTGAAAATATACGATCAACCACATTCCAGTTTTGAATCGGTTTTTTAGACATATACTTTGAAAGATAAACTTTCTTTTGTGGCTTTCGTGGCGGTTTCTTGTTCAATTCGACGAAAAACTTTTCTAATGTATTGACAGTTGGTTTCATAAAAACAACATCAGATAATGAAATTTCTTTTAAATCATGAATTGTATCACCAGAATTAATATCAACTAATCTAACACCTTCTCCTTTTGGATGCTTTGTGCCAGGAATCCTTGTAATACGTGCCGATTGATCACTAATAACTTTTTGATCTAATGTTTTTAGATTAAAGCTTTCAAAATATCTTTTAATACCATAATCCACATTTTCAAGTTCATTAATCAAGAAATGAATATGCAATCCCTTTCGCCCTGAAGTAAAAACAAGAGGATAATAACCTTTATTCTTTAAAAAATTAAACATATATCTGGCTTCTTGGATTGTTTCATCTGGATTATCACTATCAAAATCTAATACTATTTTGTTTATAGTTCCTGTTTTTATGATACGTCCATTTTTTCGTTGATAAGGATTAACCGAAATATACCAATGCAGCTCTTCATGTGAAAGAAGTTCATAGTTTTCAACAATTTCTTCAACATCAAAACAAAGATCATGAATAGCCACTTTATTATCTTTTGTTAATAATCTGATATTGTACGGTGGTGTTGGATATAGGATATTGTAAAAACTGATAACTTCGTCTCT